ACAACTGCGTCGAGGCGACCCGCGCCGGAATTCACCACTGTCGCCGCAACGATACTCGCGAATCGTCCATCGACATGGTGATCCTGGATCGGAAGCTCTACATCCAGTACCTCACCACGCTCGATGGCAAGGAACGGATCAACGTCGAGAACAGCAGCCTGCGGTCGCTCGGTTTCACCGACACCTTCCAGCAGGACGGCGTTTCCATCACGAGCGAGTACGCCTGCCCCGCCAACCGTGGCTATGGCCTCTCCATCGGCAACATGGAGTTGCGAAGCCTCGAGAGCACGCTGATGGTCGGTGAGGGACCGTTCTACGACGAGGAAAATTCCAGCTACAGATACGCCTGTTCAGTGCTGGCGAACCTCCGCTGCCGCTCGCCGCGGAACTTCTTCCTGCTCGCCCCGATCGCCTGAGCCCATCCACCAGGAGTCCGTCGCATGTCCAGCCTGTTCTCCGATCCTCCGTTCGCGCGTGGCACGACGCTGCTCAACAACGAGGTCATCGAACTCGACCCCAGCGGCAACCCGATTGCCGGCGTGGAGATCGTCGGTGCCGTGAAGGTCTTCCCCGACGCGGTGCCGGGGACGGGGCCGGCCGCGATCCGCAACAGCAACCGGCTCGTCTACTGCATGGCGGCCCGGTACACCCCGGTCGATGGGGTGACGAAGCTCAACGTCGGTGGCACCGGCGCCGACAAGGGCAAGTGGTTCGTCCTTGACCGCCGCGGGCCGCTGGGCACCTTCAGCACCTTGGCCGCCGCCGCGGACATCACCGACGCCCGGATGGTCGGCGTGCTCGACGAGTACCTCAACGTCGAGGTCCGCCCGAACGACATCGTCTGGCTGGTGGTCAAGGGGCCGGCGACGACCCAGAAGGGCAACACCATCGTCGTCCCGGGCGGACTGGGCATCGAGGTGTCCTCGGGCCTGTCGGTCACGAAGGCCACGACGGCCAACATGGTCGCCCAGGCGATCGACCCAGTGCTGCTCAAAACCGGAACGGCGTCCAGCGGCTCGACGTCGCTCACCGTCACCGATGCCAGCGGGATCGTGGCGGAAATGCCGGTGACCGGCGCGGGGATCGCCTCGGGCTGCTACGTCGTCTCGATCGTCGGCACGACCGTCACTCTGTCAGCCGCCGCGACCGCCGCCATTTCGGCGGGCCAGGTGTTCTTCGGCGGCTCCCTCCGGACGGCCACCACCTGCCGTGTCAACGTGCTCGACAACGCCATCTGATGAAGCGACCACTCCGCGACTTGCTGGCGGCCTGCCGGACGGTGCGACGGGCGCTGGCCCTGTGGGCATGGCTGAGTGCCGGACTTGCAAACGCTGCGGCGTGTCTCGCCCGCTTACAGGCGAGCATTTCCGCGTTCGTGAGGGGCAGTTTCTCAAGGTCTGCCGCCCCTGCGGCCTGGCCGCCAAGAAAGAGGAACGCCGACGAGCAAAAGCCAGACGCAAGGCGGAACTGGCGAAGGTGGAAGCCGCTGGCCTCGATCTTTGGCTTTCCCAGGTCAAAGCGGGCGGATCGAACATCCCGCACAGCGCCGAAGTCATCGAGCGGGTCATCGAGTACTTCGGTGGCACGTGCGGCTTCTCCGCGATGCTGGTCAAGCAGTACTACGACTCGCGGCCCGGCAGCAGCGCCCGCACCCGCTTGCTCGAAACGATCGTGCGGCTGGTGTCCAAGAACGTCGACCAGGGTGGGGTCAAGCGTCCGCTGTCCCTGTGGACAGAGGACGAACTCGAGCTGGAGTTGCAGGCCCGCTTCACGCAGGCCGTGAGAGTGATCCAGGGGGAGGTGGCGGATGGCAAAAAAGCCGAGCAGGCACCCGCGGCTCTCGCCGCCGAAGATCCCGGTGATCCCCCGGCTCTCCCAGTTCGAGAAGCAGGAACTCAAGAACCTCCAGAACGAACTGCGGGAACGGAAGGTCGAGGCGCTGAAGCTCTACCGGCCGAATCCGAACCAGGAGCAGATCCACAGGTGTCCGGCGAGTGAAGTGCTCGTCATCGGCGGCAACCGTTCCGGCAAGTCGCTCTGCACGTTTGTCGAGGACGCCCGGGCCGTGACGGGCCAAGACCCGTTCGACAAGTACCCGAAGAAGGACGGCGTGCTCGTCGTCATCGGAAAGGACTGGAAACACCTGGGCCTCGTGTGTTTTCCGATGCTGATGAAACCGGGGGCGTTCAAGATCATCAAGGACGCCGCGACTGGCGAGTGGCGGTCGTTCGACCCCGTGCTCGACGCCGCCCGCCGCAGCGAGGCGCGGCCCGCGCCGCCGCTGATCCCGCAGCGGTTGGTCAAAAAAGTTTCCTGGCTGCTCAAGAGTGCCGGGTACTGCCAGAAGATCACGCTGACCACCGGCTGGGAAATCCACTTTTTTTCCTCGGAGAGCGAGCCGGTCCAGGGCTACCAGGCCGACCGGATTCACGTCGACGAGGACTTGAACGACGAGCGGTGGATCCCCGAAAGCCTGGCGCGGATCGTCGACCGCAAGGGGAAGTTTCAGTGGAGCGCGATGCCGCATTCCACGAACAACGCCCTGCTGGGCATGAAGGAGCGGGCCGAGGCCAGCGAGGCGGCGCTCGGGGAGAAGTCCTCCATCCGCCTGTTCCGCCTGCGGTTTCTCGACAACCCGCACCTCGACGAAGACGAGAAGCGGAAGTCGATCGAGCGGTGGGCCGCCAGCGGCGACGACGTCCTGCGGATGCGGGCCGAGGGCGACTTCATCGTCGACAGCGTCCTCGTCTACCCGTCGTTCGACATGTCGATCCACGGGCTCGACCGCGCCCAGCTTCCCGACGGACACGTTCCGTCCAACTGGTGCCGCTACGCGGTGGTCGACCCCGGCCATGCCGTCACGGCGGTCCTCTTCGCCGCCGTGCCGCCGGCGGAAGATTTCTGGCTCGTCTACGACCAGCTCTACCTCCGGCAGTCCAACGCGGTGGTGTTCGGCGAGCAGTTCGCGAAGAAGGTTCTCAGCCATCACTTCCACGCCTTCCTCATCGACGCCCACGGTGGCCGGCTCCGCGACATCGGCTCCGGCCGGCTGCCCGTCGAGCAGTACACCGAGCAGCTGATGAAGCGGGGCATCCGCTCACAGATCACCGGCAGTTCGTTTCTGGCCGGCTGCGACGACGTGATCGCCCGCTGCGAGAGCACCCGCGCCGCCTTGCACATCCGGCCCAGTGGCACTCCCACGGTGCGGATTCTGCGCGGCGCCGCCCCCGACCTGGAGCGTGAGATCAAGCGTTACCGCAAAGTCGTCAACTACGTCAGCGGCGTTCCCATCGTCACCGACAAGCCGAACACCCGCGGTGAGGTCCACCTCTGCCAGTGCCTCGAGTACCTCTGCGCCTACCGCCCCGCCTACCACACCCCGCCGGTGGTCACGGCGGAGCCGGAGCCGTGGTGGGTGAAGTGGCAGGCCGGCCGCCGCAAGTCGCTCAACGACGGATCGTTCGTCTATCTCGGCCCCCAAGGAGGAAGGACCTGATGTACCAGATGCCCCGCCCGCAGCCCGGCGACCTCGTGCTGTTCTCGACCGACATTCACCACTTCTCGAATCCCTGCATCGGCTGGGTCACAGACGAACGGGGCGCGAGCACCGTGAACCTGCTGGCCTTCACGCCCTCGGGATTCGTGCAGAAGTCGAGCGTCCACCACAAGGACGACCCCGCGATTCTCGAGAACCCCGGCTGGGCCGAACTCGGTGTCTGGGACTACGCACCGCTCACCTCACTCATTCACAAGCTCGCGAGCCATGCCGAAGCCAAGCCTGCCGGAAAGTAACCCGCTGCGGCAACTCGTCCGCACCTGGTCGAAGAAGTTCGAGGCCGCGCTCAAATACAAGAAGCCCTTCGCTGACGATGCGAAGGAAGCGGCGCTCTTCTTCGACGGCGACCACAACTGGATGTGGAAGGACGCCTATGCGCGGGGCGAGAAGGGCTACAACAGTTCGATCGCACCGCCCGCATTCCGCATGCAGGTCAACAAGGTCTTCGAGCTGATCGAGATCTTCGGGGCGGTCATCTACCACCGGAATCCGGTCCGTACGGTCACGCTCTACCAGCAGCCCGACCTGCCGGCCGACGCCTACGGCCTGCCGGCGGACATGGCGATGCTGACACCGGAACAGACCCAGCTTCTCGGGGTGGCACAGGCCGACGCGCAGGGCCGCAGCAGCCGTGACGTCGCCCGGCAACTGCTCGAGTCCTACCTCAACTACACGCCCAACGAACTCGACCTCAAGCGGCAGGCAAAGAAGTTCGTCAACGAGGCGCTGATGAAGGGCATGGGCGTTCTCTGGCCGGAACTCATTGAGATCGACGGTTCCGGCGTTGAGCCCGTGCGGATGGTGGGCAGCTTCTACGACACGGTCGACAACCTGCTGATCGACCCCGACTTCGACAACATGGACGACATGCTCTGGT